GCAAGGGGCAGGATTAACAAACGCACAAATTACTCAGTTTTTAGAAAATGCAAGTGCAGCAGATATTGCATCTATTACTAGCGCATTGCCAGTAACAGGTGCGTCTGATACTTTGCTTGTTAATGCCGCCAGAACACCAATTACTTCTACTGATTTAATTAACACTCTTTCACAAGTTCCAACTGTTGCTATAACTGCTAAAGCACCAGAACAAGTGTCTCCAGATGTTTTAAATGCTGTTACATCTATTTTAGGTGGTGGTTCAGCTACTACCCCGAATGTTGAAGTTACTGCTGAAAGACCTGCGCAACCTGATATTCCAGTAATTACTACAACACCCACAGTAACTACGCCAACCACTCCTACAGTTACAACGCCTACTGTTGGAACTAAAACAGATAATTCATTAACTACGTCTGATGTAATAAAACTTCTTGGTATTGGAACTACTATTGCAGGAATTAACGCTGCTACTGGTGGTGGTACTTCTGGTGGGGTTCAATATCCAATTGTTGATGTTCCTGCTAATTGGGCTACTCCCCCAAAGACAGGCGTTGCACCTGCTACTGTATTGCCTCCAATTAACTTTGGCGACAGAAATCTACTAATTGGCACTCAATGGGAAAAGTTCCTAGACCCTAACTATGGTCAAGTGCCAGAGCCTATCCAATACTCACAGCCATCTAGCTTGAGTTACAACGATTTGATGGGCATCTTGGGTAGCAAACAAGGTTATCCTGCTAAATCTAGCTTGAGCATTAACGACATTATTTCTGGAATACAAAACCAATATGGACAAGCACCTGTTAGCACAATGGGCTAAAAACCTATTAAATGATGACTTTTTCAAAGAAGTCATAGATAATTTGAAAAAAGAGCAGATTAGTGTAATAATTAACACAAGTGGGGAAGAATGTGATAAGCGTGAAGACGCTTACAGGCACATTAAAACTATTGAACTACTTACAGGACACCTAGAAGGCTTGGCCTCGGAAACTGTGATTAGAGAGAAGAAATGGAAAATATTATGAAAATTTGCATTTGTTGTAATGTTCAAAAGTCTTATGATTTTTTTTCATTTCATAACAAATCAAAAGATGAAAGACAAGACAAATGTAAAGAATGTGTAAAAAAGTACATGAAAGATAGATATGCCAAAACAAAGCATATTCAATTGAAAAAGCAAAAAGAATATCATTTAAGAAATAAAGACAAAAGAAATTTAAGTTGCATTGAATATAAGGAAAAAAATAAAGAAAAATGTAACGAATTAGTAAAGCAATGGAAGCAAAAAAATTTACATAAAGTTACATCACTTAACGCATTTAGACGAGCTACAAAAAAACAAGCAACTCCAAAGTGGTTAACTGATATAGATTTATGGATGCTTGACGAGGCATATGAACTTGCAAAGTTAAGAAAAAGTAAAACTAAAGTTGATTGGCATGTTGACCATATAGTTCCTTTAGTGTCTAATATTGTTTGTGGATTACATGTTCCTTGGAACATACAAGTGATTGAAGCAAGACAAAATCTTGTTAAACACAATAAGTTTGAGATTCTGTAGCCTATAGGCTACACCTCCGTCCAGAAGGTTTCTGGCGATTATTGAGATGACAAATGGAAAACACCAACCCTAATGGGAGTGAAAGCCTAGATGTAAACCAAGCCGCTTCAGCGTTTGAAGGCATGATGGGTGATTCTGAGGAAGCTGACAACAGCCAAGCCGAAGGTCAACCAGAGTACCAACAAGAGACTGACGAAGTTGAGTATTCTGAGGAGGAATCCGAGGAACAGCCCAAGCAGAGATATAAAGTCAAAGCATCTGGTGAGGAAGTCGAAGTAGAACTAGACGAACTTATCAAGGGTTATCAACAAGGTACGGACTACACTAAAAAGTCTCAGGCTTTAGCTGAACAACGTAAGGCAATTGAAGCTGAACGTGGTCATTTAGAGCAAGTGAAACAAGAGCGACAGGCATACGCCCAGAAGTTGCAAGCGTTGGATAGCTTCCTTACGCAGCAAAATCAGGGTGTGGACTTAGATGTTCTAAAGGAAACAGACCCTATCGGTTATGCGGTAGCGGTAGCTGAACAGAGTCAGCGTGAGAAGCAGTTAGCAGTAGTCAGGAATGAACAGCAACGCATTGCCCAACAGCAACAAGCCGAGCAACAATCCCAACTGCAAGCGCACTTACGCACAGAATCTGAGAAGCTAGTTAGTCTGATTCCTGAGTTAGCGACACCACAGGGTGATGCGGTACGGAAACAAATCCGTGACTATGCGAAATCTGTAGGTTGGACTGACCAAGAACTTAGTTCCGTGTATGACAGTCGTGCTGTGCAGACCTTGTATAAGGCAATGAAGTATGAGCAACTTCAAAAGAGCAAACCAGAGTTGAATAAAAAACTCCAGTCTGCCCCTAAGATGATGCGTTCTGGTACTTCAGTTCCCCAAGCTAAGTCTTCACAAGACAAACAGGCAATGCAAAGGTTGCGTGAGACAGGAAAAGTCTCAGACGCTGCCAGAGCATTTGAACGATTTTTATAAATTTTGGAGTATTAAATTATGGCTACCTATCAAACATATACCGCAATCGGTATGAGAGAAGACCTTTCGGATGTTATCTACTCGATTTCACCAACAGATGTCCCATTTATGTCTTCCATTGGCAAGACAAAGGCTACTGCCGTTCTGCACGAGTGGCAGACTGACAGCTTGGCTGCTGCTACTTTGGATAACTTTACAGTTGAGGGTGCAACAGCATCTGACGCTACTATGTCTCCAACTACTCGTGTTGGTAACCGCACTCAGATTGCACAGAAAACTATCAAGATTTCTGGCACTTTGCAGTCAGTTGACAAAGCTGGTCGTAAGTCTGAAAAGGCTTATCAGTTGGCTAAGGCTTCTAGCGAAATCAAGCGTGACATGGAGACAACCCTGTTGAGCAACCAAGTTGCTGCTAACGGCAATTCTTCTACTGCTCGTAAATTGGGTGGTCTGCAAGCATGGTTGAATTCTAACTATGATGGCGGTACTTCTGGTGTTGCTGGTGACTTGGGTACTACTGCTCGTACAGATGGTACAAACCGCACTTTCACAGAGGCAATTTTGCAAACTGTTGTTAAAGAAGTTTACGCTTCTGGTGGCAATCCTAAAGTATTGATGGTGAACCCTGCTCACAAGCAGTTGGTTTCTGCCTTTACTGGTATTGCTGCACAGCGTTTCATGGCCCCAAGCAATACGCCTACAACCATCATTTCGGCTGCGGACGTTTACCTGTCAGATTTCGGTGCAATCTCAATTGTTCCCAACAGGTTCATGACTTCCACTAACTCATGTGGCGAAACAGCGTTTATCCTTGACCCTGACATGGCTGCTATTGCTTATCTGCGTCCTTTCCAGACCAACGAGTTGGCTGTAACTGGCGACAACGAAAGCACTCAGTTGCTGTGCGAGTACACCTTGGAAGTAAAAAACCAAGCTGCTCACGGCATTTTGGCTGACTTGACACCTTAATCTGGTGTAACTCTAAAATGCCTCAGACTAAACATCTGGGGCATTTTCTTTTCTACTCAAACTGATAGAATTAGGCTATGCAAAACCCTAACAACTTTAGACAAACTGCTGTTCACGCTGATGGTGAGGGCGGTATCGTTATTCAGACTCGTCAAGATGTGTCTGACATTGTTGAGCAAAATAAAAAAGAATATAACTCGTATGACGAGAGAGCAAGATGGTCTGACCAATTGTTTGGCAATAAGGTTGCATCTATTCCTATGACAGTCATTGATGACTTGAACAAAGCTGGAATCATGCGTGGCTTTGCTGTTCTAGATGACAAGCGTTTTGCTGCTTGGTTAAATGACCCAATGAATCGTGCATGGCGCACTAGAACAGGAGTTGTATGAGTTTTACTACCTATGCTGAACTACAGACAACTATTGCAGAATACTTGGCTCGTTCAGACCTAACGACTCAGATTCCAGACTTTATCCGTTTGGCAGAAGTACGCTTACGCAGAGACTTGCGTATTCGTCAGATGTTGACTTCTACATCTCTAACCTGCACATCTGGAACAGCTACAGTTAATATCCCATCTGACTTCTTGGAAGTAAAAGATTTTGTGGTTGCAGGTAATCCTGTATTTCCATTGAACTACGAATCTCCGTCTTTGTTCTCTCGTAACTCAAGAAGCATGGATGCAGGTAAGCCATTGGACTACACAGTTTTGGCAAGCACATTTAAGTTAGCACCTATTCCTGATTTTGCTTACACATTGAGTTTGGTTTATTCTGCTGCGCCTCCTTTCTTGAGTACATCGAATACAAGTAATACATTCTTGACTGTTTGTCCTGACTTGCTCTTGTATGGTGCTTTGATTGAAGCAGAGCCTTACTTAATGAACGATGCTCGAATCAATACATGGGGAACTATGTTTGACAGGGCTATGGGTTCGTTGACTCGCTCTGATGAGAAGGGTCAATTCTCTGCCGTTCCTTTGGCAATGCAAACAACATACATCTGATATGGCTACACAAAGAATCCAACTAGGTGAGTGGATGCCTGACCAATCAGGTATCTCTGGTGCATTGACTGACGCTAAGAACGTGGTTTCTCAAGCTGTGGGTTATGGCCCATTTCCTAGTGCTGTAGCGTTTTCTGCTACTGCTTCTGAAGACCTAGTGTCTTTGTATGCTGCCAAGAATCCAGACTCTACTACTCAGTTGTTTACTTCTGGCGCATCTAAGATTTTTACAGTAAGTGGTATTGGTGCATTAACTCAAGTTAAAACAGGCATGACCACAGGCATTGATGATAAGGTTAGGTTTACTCAGTTTGGTAAACGAGTAATTACTACAAATAATGCTGATGTTTTACAAGGGTGGACGTTAGGAACTTCTACGTCTTTTGCTAATTTAAGCGCATCTGCACCGATAGCTAAATTTATTACTGTGGTGCGTGACTTTGTTGTTTGCGCTAATACGCTTGAGACAACGCAACAACAGTATCGTGTTCGTTGGTCTGCAATTAACGATGAAACAGATTGGGTAGAGAATGTAAACACTCAGTCTGATTATCAGGATATTCCTGATGGTGGACAGATTGTAGGAATCCGAGGTGGTGAGTTTGGCTTGGTGTTCTTAGAAAGAGCCATTAGCCGAATGACCTATGTAGGCACTCCGTTCATATTCCAGTTTGACAATATCTCTCGTAACAAGGGATGTATGGTTGCTGGCTCTATTGCTCAGTACCAAGGCGTTACGTTCTTCCTGTCAGACGATGGCTTCTATATGTGTGATGGTCAGACTGTTCAATCAATTGGAAGTGAGAAGGTTGACCGATTCTTTATTGATGACGCATCAGAATCTGACTATGGTTCTATGTCTGCTGCTGTTGACCCTATCCGTAAATTAGTGATTTGGAACTATGTAGCTACAGACGGAAATCGTAAACTAATCATTTACAACTTTGCGACAAAGAGATGGACTTATGCAGACGCAGGTACGGACTTCTTGTCTGAAGCATCTACAACTGCTGTAACTTTAGAGCAGTTAGATAGCATTAGCGCATCTATTGACGCATTGACAACAAGTTTAGACTCACGACTTTATGTGGGTGGTAAGTATTTCCTTGGTGGTACGCTAGGCGCAAAGGTTTTCACATACACAGGTCAGCCCTTGTCAGGCAGGATTGCTACTGGAGACATTGACCTTGGTGGGCCATCCGTGGTCACTTTGGCTCGTCCATTGGTAGACAATGGTTCAGCGACAGTTGCTATAGCCTCTCGCACATTATTAAGCCAAGACGTTACCTTTGGGACTCCAGTAGCTGCTGACTCAGAGAACAGGGTTTCTTTGCGTAGCGCAGGGCGTTACCATCGTATCCAAGTTAATCCTACTGGCGCAGATTGGAAAAACGCTGTTGCTGTAGATGTTGACGTAGCTGGTCAGGGTGTGCGCTGATGTTTAGAAGCCTACCTGCTTTTGGTGGTGACCAGAGGGCTGTGGCTGAAGTTGTCCGTGGCATCATGGATGGCAAGACCAATAACACAGGGACTTTGACTCTAGCAACTGGTGGTGCTTTAACTACTACGTTGACAGACAGAAGAATAGGCCCAGATAGCGTTATCATTTTTGTCCCTGCCTCTGCTGCTGCTTTTGCTGATTCTGCACCTTATGGGGCTTTTCAAGACGGAACAGACCAGACTGCTGCTAGTACGACTGTTGCTTATCCTATTACCTTTGATACA